AGACCCCCAGCGTAGCGTCCACCGTTCTGCCAGTTTCCATATGGATGGGTTCGGTCATTGCGTGTCTCGCAGTAAGCCAGCCTGTCCCAGAACTCATCTGACGCGCGCGGGGCATCCCAGATGACTGGTTCTACTGGAGCAGGGAATTCATGGAACGAGGTAACAGCCTCAATGAGGAAGGCGACTCCAGGCTCATAATCCACTACCCCCTCAGCCAATACTGGGGATGGGGCTATGGCACTTAGGAGAACATCCTGAGCCTTGTTTACCACCGACGAAGCACCCCCTTTCACAGACATGAACAACATGAACGCAATGGGGATAGCAATAAGCCGATGGTAATTCCTCAATGTTTTTTCCTTACACTCACTGAATAAAACGACGGAGGGTTAGTAGTTGGTCCGTGAAAGCGCTCAGTTGCGCATGCTCTAGTTTACCAGAGCGGTAGTCCCGCCCCGCAACACGCACTAAACGGCGTATTTACTGGGGTTTGGGATGGTTTTGTTGTGCTACTCGGAGAGAATCTGCTCAACGTACTCGTCAAGGTCAAGAACGCGGATTTTGGCTGTGATGGTGCCATCCTCGCTGACGCTCTCCACTTTTATGTCAAGAGAGCCGACCATGATGGTGGCGAATGCTATGTAGTCCTCACGAGCCTCAACCTCTTCGCCCTTCAGGTCCTCAGGGTCGCTTAGTCGGAAGAGGATTTCCCCCAGTTGATTGACGATTTCTTCTCGTGCTTCATAAATGTCTTTTGCCATGTTGTCACCTTAGCCGACAGGTGCTAAGGTCGCAACTCACGGGTAATCATTAGAGAGATATGAGGTAGTTATGTCACAGTCACCCGCTGTAATCATTGGAAATGCCGTTCAGGACCCTGAACTGACCTACACCACTGGTGGTGTTGCGAAGTTGTCATTCAGTGTCGCCTGTAACTACGGCTACACGGACGCTTCAGGCGAGAAGCAGGAGAAGGTTTCCTACTTCAATGTCGTCTGCTGGCGTTATCTCGCTGAGGACACAGCGAATGTCGTTGAGAAGGGCATCGGAGTCATCGTCTCTGGTCGTCTGGAACAGCGGTCGTGGGAGGACAAGGACGGCAACAAGCGGTCCACGGTGGAAATGGTTGCTGAGTCTGTCGGTGTTCAGACTCGTTCCATTGAGAGCCTGACCCGCAAGGTTCGTCAGCAGGGTGAGGGCGGGGCCAAGCCCGCAGCCGCCAAGCGCACGAAGCCCGTCGCTGCTCCCGAGGAGGACCCGTTCTGATGAAGAAGTCCATCCCCTTGGGACTGCCCGTGCTTGCGGGTATCGCAGTCCTTCTCCTGTCGTCTTGTACCGTTGAGGTTCAGGAGCCAAACGACAAGCCCAAGCCAACTGACACGACGCAGTATGTGGCACCCGCTCCTTCAGATGACGAGATTTTCCTCTCCACCCTGTACGACCAGTACCCCGAGTTTGAGTCAATCTACGGCGACTGGTTCCTGATTGAACTCGCAAAGAACATGTGTGGCTCCATTGACGGAGGCATGACTCCTGATGAACTGGTGCTCATGGTCATGGATAGCGGGGCTGACCCCAACGAGGTCGGCTACATCCTTGGTGTTGGAGTCGCTGTCTACTGCCCTTGGAACGAGGGTTTCTTTGACTCCATCGCATGAGCGAGGGGTTCGTCAGGCTTGATGGGAGCATGGCAGACGACCTGTCTGTCGTGAACTCAGCCAGAGTTTCGTTCGCCAAGTCCTCGCAGGAACTTGATGAGGCTGGTATCGGTCTCATCGGGTTCCTGATGAGGGAGCGACACGGCACTCCGTTTGAGCACAACTCGTTCAGGTTCCACGTCAAGTGCCCCGTGTTTGTTGCCAGAGAGTGGTTCAGGCACAGGATTGGCTCATTCAATGAGTTCTCCGCTCGCTACTCAGAGGTGCCCAATGAGTTTTGGGTGCCGAAGGTGGGCGATGTGAGGACGCAGGTGGGCAAGCCAGGGGCTTACTCGTTTGAGACCATGGACCCGATGATGGCTGAGCAGGTTGTTGAGACCATGGAAAAGACCAACGCAACGATGTACGAGGTGTATCAGAAGTTGCTGGAAGCAGGCGTCGCCAAGGAGGTTGCGCGGGGCATCCTGCCAGTCTCCATGTACACGCAGTTCTACTGGACGGTCAATGCTCGTGCCCTGATGAACTTCCTGTCACTCCGCACCCACGAAACGGCGCAGTTGGAAATCCGTGAGTACGCCAAGCAGGTGGAGGCAATCTTCGCTGAGAAGATGCCCGTCACCTACAACTGGTGGACGGAGTACGGTAGGCAGACCCCCTAGGAGGCAAGTGTGAAGCCCGTCCTTTCTTCGGAGAGGGCGGGCTTTCCGCTTATGTGGGGTATTCTAGCGACCACAGAGGTCGCAGTCAAGTCATGGATACAAATAAATGAGTGGGTCTACCGAGCATCGCCGTTCCCCTCGCAGGGATGTGCTGGAAATCAAGAAGGTCGGTTCGTGGGGAAACATTGAGTACCACCATGTGCTTTCGTGCGGTCACATTGAGAAGCGGCCCCGCGCTTCCCGCGCACCCAAGTTGGCATGCGTCTGGTGCTTGCGTTCCGAGAGCAAGGAAATGGAGATGAAAGCCCTTGCTCAGCCACCCAAGAACATCTATGTTGAGGACAGGTACGCCGATGACGAAACAGAGATTTACAACATCAGGGCTGCGCTCGCTTCACGAATGAACATTCCGATTGAGGCTGTGGATGTTGTCGTAAAAGACATCAACGGGAAATTGGAAATACAGCACGCCACCGTGTTTCTTTCTTCGGCAGAAGTCCGTAGGATTGCGGGACCCCAGTAGGAAAGGATGACAATGCCAAACACGAATGTTGCCCCCGAGAACGGTGCGTGCAAGGGGTATCCAGTTGATTGGTGGTTCCCAGTTCTTCATGGACTGAAGCGTGACGAGATGCGTGCGGTGAGGGCAGACATTCACAAGGCGAAGTCCATCTGTGCCTCCTGCGATGTGAGTGACCACTGCCTTGAGTATTCGCTCAAGCATGAGCCTTGGGGTATTTGGGGTGGCAAGGATGAGCAGGAGCGTGCTGAAATCCGCTACAACCGTGGCATTCTGCTGTCCCGCGAGGGACGCATCAACTTCGCTGGCATCGGGCTCCGCAACGCCAACGGAGATGTGTTCCAAGGTCGTCAGTGAAGCACACCGATGATTTTCTGTCCCACCTCAAGGGGGTGAGGGAGACATCCAATGGATGGGAGGCTCGTTGCCCCTGTCGCAACGACGATGAGAATCCCTCGCTGTCCATCAAGGAGGACGAGGGGAACGGCAACATCCTGCTCACCTGCCACAGAGGCACTCCGTGTAACGCCAAGCAAATCTGTGAGAGCGTCGGACTGCCGATGAGTTCGCTGTTCCCGCCGAAGAAGCAGGAGAAGAAGGACAACCTCACCCTCGTAGCCACATACGACTATCTGGCTGAGGACGGGACTCTCCTCTTCCAGAAGTTGCGCTATGTGGACGAGGACGGCAAGAAGCGGTTCTATCAGCGCAAGCGTGACCCGAAGGCGAAGGGTGGCTGGGACTACAAACTTGGCGACACGCCTCGCGTCCTCTACAATCTTCCCAACGTCCTCAACGCGGCGAAGCACGGCAAGCCAGTCATTCTCGTTGAGGGGGAGAAAGACGCAGACACGCTCATCGCTCTCGGGTATGTCGCCACGACACCACCAAACGGTGCTGGTAAGTGGCTTGACATTCACACGCAGGCACTCAAAGGTGCGAGCGTGGACATCTTTGCCGACAACGACGGTCCAGGACATGACCACGCACGGATGGTCAAAGCCGAACTGGAAAAGGTGGGTTGCGATGTGGCGTGCTTCGTGTGCCCCGACAGCAAGGACATCACCGACCACTTGGCAAAGGGTGGTCGCATAGACGACCTCATCCCCCTTGAGGAGGCATCGGCACCCGTTGAGGAGAAGCCTGCCGAGGAGCCGACTGTCAGCGAGGAGCCAAAGGACAGGTACGAGGAAGTAGCAGAGCAGGTACGGGAACTACTGAACAGGGACAACCTGAGCGCACAGCAGTTGCTTCTCAAGACCTCACAGATACTCACCCGTGTCACCCATGAGCGTCCTGTGGACATGGGCAGGCTGGTGGACTGGAACGAGTTCATCGCAGAAGCAGACAACGACAACTACGACTGGCTGATTGATGGGCTTCTGGAGCGGGGCGAGCGAGTCATGGTCGTCGCTGCGGAGGGTGTCGGAAAGACGATGCTTGCCCGTCAGGTGGCTCTCTGTACGGCTGGTGGTATGCACCCGTTCACCTACAACCGCATCAAGCCCATCAGGACTCTCACGGTGGACTTAGAGAACCCAGAGCGCATCATTCGGCGCACAACGAGGAGCATCCACGCCTATGTCAAGAGCAGTAGGTTCGCTCCTCGCATTGACGCACACATCCTCATCAAGCCCGCTGGTCTGAATCTTCTGACCGCATCGGACAGGGAAATACTAGAACGCGCCATTGATGATGTCAAGCCAGACTTGCTCCTCATGGGTCCGCTCTACAAGTCGTTCGTGGACCCAGGTAACCGCACCTCCGAGGCGATTGCCGTTGAGGTGGCTAGGTATCTGGACGAACTG